ATCCATCAGCGAATTGGTCACCGCCGCCCTGGAATAGAGCATCGACACTTCCGGTGCTTCCAGGTCTTCGCCCTCCGATGCATCCGCTCTCTGCAGCACATCATCCGCAAATCCCAGTTCCACCGCCTTATGCGCGTCCATCCAGGTCTCCGCATCCATCAGATGTGAGATCTTCGTCCTGCTCATGCCGGTCTTGATCTCATAGGCATTCATGATGGATTCCTTCACTTCAGCCAGCATGTTGATCGCCTTCTGCATCTCCGTCGTATCGCCAAAAGCAATGGTCGCCGGATTGTGGATCATCATCATGCTCACAGGACTCATGAGCACCTTTGTCCCTGCCATCGCGATCACGCTTGCCGCTGATGCCGCAATGCCATCGATCTTCACCGTGACATCGCCCTTATAGTCCATCAGCATGTTATAGATCTGAGCCGCTGCCACGCAGTCGCCGCCCGGACTGTTGATCCAGACCGTGATGTTTCCTGTTCCGGCATTCAGTTCTTCTCTAAAAAGAGCCGGTGTGACATCATCGTCAAACCAGCTCTCTTCTGCTATGGTTCCATTCAGGAAAAGCACTCGTTCACTTACCTCTTCGCCTGAAGCCTGATCTCTGATCTTCCTGCTTTTCCAGTTCCAAAACTTCTTCATCGGAATCTCCTTCCTCCTTTCCGTTGTTGCCTGCCGCAAATATCCCGGCATCCTCCAGCTTCGTCATATTTCCATTGATCAGGTACAGATCACCGCCCTGTTCCGCCGGGATCCTGTCCAGGTTCTCCAGCTCACGGATATCGTTTGCGGACATCCAGCCGTTCTGCCTGGCTGTTGCGTAGCCGTTCATCCTGCTCTGATAATCTCCACGGAGCAAACCATCCACATTGAACTTGAAGAAGTATTTCTTCTTCTCATCCGGAGTCAGCAAGGCTCTCACCATTGCCTGCTCCCAACGGCTCACCCAGGGATCAAGCGTGTACTTCACAAACTCCAACGACTGCTGCTCAATGTTATTGAAGCTGGACTTCTCCAAGTCACCGATCATATGAGGCGGCACACGGAAGATCCTTGCGATCTCATCAATCTGGAACTTCCTTGTCTCCAGGAACTGGGCCTGCTCCGGTGAAATAGAAATCGGCGTGTACTTCATGCCTTCTTCCAAAACAGCAATCTTATTCGCATTGCCGCTTCCTCCGAAGGTCGCCTGCCAGCTTTCCCTCACTTTGCTCGGATCCTTGATGGTTCCCGGATGCTCCAGGACACCGGAAGGAGCCGCACCGTTAGCAAAAAACTTGCTGCCGTACTCTTCCGTAGCGATTGCCAGCCCGATCGCATTCTTCGCCATTGCAATCGGTGAATAGCCAACCAGACCGTCAAAGCCAAGTCCCGGAATATGAAGCACATCATGAGGCTGAAGCCTTACGGTTCTTCCAACCTTATTGGTGCCTTTCCTGCCGTCCACATCGTCCGAATCATAAACGGTGTATTCGTAATAAAGCCTTCCGTGCTCATCACGATCCACCTTCATCCGATCCGGCATTAACGGATACAGAGCCACAACTTCACCCTTGCCGTTGCGGATGATTTGACTGTAGGCATTTCCCCACAGAAGCAAATGCGTCATCAATGTCTCCCTGAAGATGAAGGAAGTCATTTCCGGATTCGGCTCATCATGGAGCAAAAAATAAAGCGGATGTTCCACCGCTTTCTCTTTACCGCCATCATCGGTATATCTGTAAAATTGTAATGGCAGGCTCGCCACCGCTTCTGACAGGATCCTCACGCAGCAGTACACAGCCGTCATCTGCATCGCAGACCGTTCAGTCACGTACTTGCCCGAAGCCGTCCCTCCTAAGAAGAACGAATACGAACTTCCTGCCGTCCTGTCCGTGGGCTTATCCCTGCTCCGAAATAAACCGCTCAGTATTCCCATAACTACACCCTCCATTCATTAGAAAACAAGTAAACCCCTTGTGTCATAAACTGATTCTTCCTTCTCATTGCCGCACCGAATTGCCCTGTCCAGAGCCATGATCATCGCAATGGCACCGTCAATCTTCTCCGTGGACTTTGCTTTATCCGCCTTGATGTTGCCTGCCGGATCCGTCCGGATATAAATGTTATCCATGTTCCACCTGAGAACCGGATGACCGCCATGTGCGATCTTCTGCTCCAGCACCAGCCGCATCAATTCCTTGGTCGGCGGGGACATCGAAGCAAAACCCTGACCGAACGGAACCACCGTGAATCCCATTCCTTCCAGATCCTGCGATAACTGCGTTGCTCCCCACCGGTCATAAGCAATCTCCCGGATGTAGAACCTCTCACCCAGACGCTCAATAAATTTCTCGATATATGCGTAATGAACCACATTTCCTTCCGTTGTTTCCAGAAAGCCTTTCCGCTCCCAGACATCATAAGGAACATGGTCTCTTTTCACTCTCAGATCCAGCGTTTCTTCCGGAACCCAGAAGTAAGGAAGCACGATGTACTTATCCTCTTCATCCACCGGCGGAAATACCAAAGCAAACGCCGTCAGGTCAGTCGTACTGGAAAGATCCAGACCACCGTAGCAGACACGCCCTTCCAGTTCATCCTCATCCACAGGAAAAGCGCAGGCATCCCATTTCTCCATCGGCATCCATCTGACCGCCTGCTTCACCCATTGGTTCAGCCTCAGCTGCCGGAAGGAGTTTTCTTCTCCCGGATTCTGCTTTGCCGATTCACAGGCCGCCTTCACCTTGTCGATACCCACCGTTATATCCAAAGAGGGATTCGCCTTCTTCCAGACTTTCGGATCCGTCCAGTCATCAGATTCATCTGCGCCATAGATCACAGGATAAAATGTAGGATCGATCTTGCGACCCTCCAGGATATCCTTTGCTTTCTGGTGTGTTTCATAGCAGATACTGTTGGTATCCGTCCCGGCAGTTGTAATCAGGAAATACAGAGGCTGCATCCTGGCATCTCCGGAACCCTTCGTCATGACATCAAACAGTTTCCTGTTCGGCTGCGTATGCAATTCGTCAAACACAACCCCGTGAATATTGAAGCCGTGCTTTGAATACGCTTCCGCAGACAGCACCTGATAAAAACTGTTTGTCGGCTGGAAGATGATCCGCTTCTGGGAAGCCAGGATCTTCACCCTCTTATTCAGAGCCGGACACATCCTGACCATATCCGCCGCAACCTCAAAAACGATGGAAGCCTGCTGCCGGTCAGCCGCACAGCCGTAAACCTCGGCTCTTTCCTCTCCATCTCCACAGCAGAGCAAAAGCGCCACCGCCGCAGCCAGTTCTGACTTGCCCTGCTTCTTCGGGATCTCGATATATGCCGTGTTAAACTGCCGGTATCCATTCGGTTTCATAGTTCCGAACACATCCCGGATGATCTGTTCCTGCCAGTCGATCAGTTCAAACGGTTTTCCCGCCCAGGTTCCTTTTGTGTGGCAAAGGCACTGGATGAAGTTCACCGCAAAATCCGCTGCATCCTTGTCATAGACAGAATCCTTCGCCTTGAACTTTGTCGGCTTATATTTCTTCAGCTTCCGCATCTTCAATCCGCATCACCACCTTTAAGCCACTGCCTGTATACCTGCTCGGAGATTTTCGCCATCATCACCGGCGGAACGCTCATGCCGCAGATATACTGGACGCTCTGGTCCATAAAGTCATAATCCTGCGGAAATGTCTGGCAGCTGATAATATCCTTATCCGTCATAAGCAGGCCATCGCACATCCGGTAAAGGCTGCTGCCTGCAACGATCGTTTGTATCGGCTCATCATCCCTGTTGATCGGAGTGGAAAAGCCGTTGTTCTTAACCTTCCGCACCCGCTCATTGATATCCGCGATACACCTGTCGGAAGGAATCCTGTATTTCAGAAGCTTCGCCTGCATACTGTTCGGATCCATCGGCTTGCCATACGGCTCTCTGACATCCTTGAACGGAATCGACTTTGACTGAAAATTCATCACCAGCTTCGGATATTTCAGTTCTTTCCTATGAGCGATAAAAAAGACGCGCTCTCTCTTCTGAGGCACGCCCATTCTCGCTGCATTAAACAGAAATATCTGTACCGTATATCCCGCATCGTCAAATCCTTTCACGATCTGGTTGACCCAGCCTTTGGCATTTCCAATGATGATGCCCTTCACATTCTCCGCTATAACCACCTTCGGCTGAAGACGTTTTGCAATAGCTATGAAATACAGGAACAGATCATCCAGCCTCTGCTTTGCCTGTCCTTCCCGGAATACCTTTTCCGTATTCCATCCTTCTTCCCTGACTCCCGCCGTGGAGAATACAGAGCAAGGCGGCGAACCGTCCAGCACATCCAAGTGAAACAACTCTTCCGGTATTTTTTCATCCGGCAACTTCAGGAAATCCCTGATATCCATAAGGAAGCTGTGCTTCGGATGATTATTCTGCTTATAGACCTTCATCATGTCAGGATCAATCTCACAATTACCCACGACATCAAATCCTGCAAGCTTATATCCCATTGAGGAACCGCCGCCACAGGAGAAGCAGGAAAACACTGTATGACCATGCTTCGGTCTGCTTTCCAAATCGGACAGATTCCACTTCCACGGAAACTCAGTTGAACCGGAACCCGCAGTTCGGGCATTCGTATTTGAACTCTTCATCCCCAAACACCTCCGCATCTATTTCCGTGGTGCCGGTCAATTCCTTCTCAGAACCGCTGCTGCCGACACCATCCACAGGCAGTTCTTCCACCATTCCAAAAAAGTCGAACCCTTCCAGATCAAGTCCTTCCAGTTCGACTTCCAATTTCATCAGATCCCATGTTGCCTTTTCGCCGGTCTTATTATCAAGGAATCTGTATTTCTTTTTCTGTTCCTCGGTCAGTCCGTCACAGATCAGGCA